GCTTCTACAACTACGTTAAAAAAGTCTGATAGACTTGCCATTTATCACTCTTCATCATACTCTTCATTTTCACTCTCATCATCACCAAACATTGCGGATGATACAACGGGTCGGAAAGCATCAATTCTTTCTGCCGACTTGGAAAATAGCATATCTTTGATTTTATCACTGATTTGTGATGGTGACTCATCAGCAACAATCATATCCATTAAATCATCCATTTTATTACCATTAGACATAACTGCTTCTATTTATATCTCTCCACCCTTCGGAATTTCCATTGCCTTTTGCCTTGGTGCAACGATTTGTTCGTCACCTTTTAAATCTGGCTCCATCACCGGTTGACCCAAATCCATTTGAGATGTTGAATCCATTGGCATTCCTGTTGCTGGATCTATAGGTTGATTTGGATCGGGAATAATACCATTTTGAATTTCTTTTTTAATCAAACTATCCTGTTCAATAATCTCAATATCAGTCTGACGAAGAATTTTACGTCTTACATAATCCTGTGAAAAATACTTACCAACATATGGTTCTGCTGTTGCAACCATTGCAATTCTTTCATTTAGCAATTCTACATCTTTGAGTTCGGCAAAATGATTATCATATATAAAATCATATTGAATATGCTCATCCATTGATTCCCAATCTTCTGGAGTAATAATGTTCTTTAGAATCAATTGAGTCTTCAACATATCATTGAACATATATGAGAATCTTTTTCTCAACCTACCAACAAATTTACTAAACTTAACTTCATCACGAAGAATTTCTGACGAACGACCAAGGTTAAATCCACCTTCTCCATCCATTCTTGATGTAGGAACATTTAGAGAACGAAAAAGTTTTTTCTTAAAATATTCAATATCTGTGATTTCACCAAGATTTTGTCCACCAGGAAGAGTTGTAATTTCAGTTCCTCTACCACCTTCTCTTCGTGGTAACCAGAAATCTTCCATCATAGACATCATTTTTTTATCGTCACGAATTTCACCAGTATTTGCATCGTATACAAGTTTATTACGATATCTCATCATCACATCACGAAGATATTGTTCTGCCTTTACTTTAGGAAGATTTCCAACATCAATATAAAATACTCTTCTTTCAGGGGCACGAGAAAGACGATAGATTACAAGACTATCCTCAATCATTCTTAGTTGATTGAGTGACTTGATTGCCTTATGAAGATATGAGAGAGTTGATCCTTTATTGCGATCTACGAGTCCTGAAGTGCAGTAGGTAATAGAATCCTTTGTCATCTTGATTCCTGCCTCTCCACCTAGTGCAGATGCATTTCCTGTAGGATATGACATTTTTGGATTATAGATAAAATATTCTTCTATTTCAGGAAATGAATATTCCATAGGGTTACTATTATTTGCATTCGCCAATCTATATCTCTTATCAGCATCAGTTATCTTTTTTTGTTGTCTTACATAACGCATTTTCATTGCGTCAATATATCTCAATTCTTGAATTCCTTCTTCAGGTTTTTTTAAATCAATTACTTTATGATAATAAAGTCTTCCATCAATATACCAATTTCTATAAATTTCGTGAGATTTTCTATCAAAATCCAATAAATCAAGAATATTTTTAAATTCTTCTCTAATTTTTTGTTTAATACCATCACTGGCATTTAAGTTTGAAAGTTCAATTTCTACTGGGCTGTCATTTGTGTCAGATACAATTGCCTCACTTACAATATCTTCGATGGCACTATCACATTCAGGGTGAAGTGCCATCTCACGATATCTTTTGATTAAATCAAATTCAGTTCTATAAACACCTTCTATATCTACATAAGAACCAAAAAACCCACTACTTACAAAATGATCAGATCCGTCTTCACTATTAGGAGGAACTGGTGATACTACGGATGGTGATATTGGTTCTTGATCATCAATAGAAAAACCAAATAATTTTGCCATAATTTAATTAATTTGTATTCTTACTATTTATTAAGTCTTAGATGCAGTTGCACCACTAATTATTTCATAAGTTTGAACTTGGAAATCAACAGTAAATTCTTCAATTGTATCTCCACTATCATATGACAAATCAATATTTGAAACTGATGTTGGAAAAATGTCAACAAACTTATAAGATGCTAAAATAGAACTATCAGAACCAGTGTTAGAGGTACTGTTTGATGAAGAACCTCTCCCCAGTTGATAAACAGTTGCATTGCTCATATAAGATGCTGGGTTTGTTGCTCCAAGATTATTATCAAGTTTTGCAATCAATTCAGTCCAAGCTTCAAATGCTCTTCTGAGTTTAAAGTCTTCATCATTGATGATTGTCACTGTCCAAACATCAACAGTTCTATCTCCAGCAACTTTAAAGGTTCTTCCTCTAAATGGAACATCAATAGATGCAATAGTTGATGCAGGCAAAGCTGCTGCTTTACAAAGATATTTAAATTTGTCAGAATCCCAATTAATTCCACCTGGAAAAGTTGTTAATTCAACTTCAAATAAATTGGGACGAGCACCACCACCACTCAATTGACTTTTAAATTGTGAAATAGTTTTAAGTCTTGCCACGATTAGTTACCTCTTTGTGTTATTTATTTGAATAGTAATTAAACAGTACCTGCAACTTCTTCAAAACTCACCCCAGTACGAGTTGCGACGAATGTTAGTGTTACATAATTAATAGATTTAGCTGGTTTTAGGAAAATATCAGCTCTAAATTCATTGTTATCAATAACATCAGGAGTGTTATTTGTTTTATCGCAAACAACTAAGAAACCATAAAGACCTCTTTTTGCTTCAACATCACGAAGATAAGGTTCTACAATATTTTTAAAGTTTGCTCTAGTCAATTCATCATTAAGTTCAAAGAGTTGTGCTTCAGCAGCTCTTTGCAGTGCTTGTTCAATCGTAAGGAAAAGACGACGAACATTAATTCTATCAAATGCAGATGCATATGCAAGAGCAGTCTTATCACCAAAAAGAAGAGTACCAATTCCTGGTTGAGTAACAATAGAGTTAATTCTTTGTGGATAGAGTTTATCTCTTTGTGTCTTTGATGGGTTATATGCAAGTTTAATTGCATTATTAATAATACCACGTTGTTGTCCTGCAGGTGAGAACCATGGATATGCAACAATATTTGTACGACACATTAATCCTGCGATATCGGCATTACAAGGAATATAACGAAACTTATTGTTAAAACGATCATAAGTATACTTATATCCACTATCAAATATTGCATATGAGGAAGATGGAAGTGTACTGAAGTAATTGATTAGATTTGTTGTTTGTGTTGTTGTATTGGTAATACCAATCAGATCAGTTCTATGTGGCCCAACCGTAGCAATACAATCTTTTCTTTGATCAGCAATAGAAATTAAAGAACTTGCCTTTGCTTGTGTATCTTCACGGGAATTAAATCCAGGGCCCATAATCAAATAATCAACCTGAACGTCATCTTTATTTGCAAAAAGGTTATATGAAGTTATCAGATTTCCTAATGTACATTTCATTCCGCCAGAAGAAGAATAATCAACACCACCACTTAATGTATATGTTACATTTCCAATTGCAGAATAAGTTGTGTCTTGTGCATTTTGTCCCCAAAGTCCATTTGCAACGGAGATTGGATTATATCCTGTAGAAAATCCTGTTGCTCTAGGAGCAGTTCTGTGATATGAGTCAGCAGCACTGGAAGGATTGCTTCCTGCATAAATTTGATTTGAAAAATCTGCAATATACTGTTCATACCAGATTTTTTGAGGTGAATTAATAGCAGAAATTGAATCAAATGCTTTGGAAAGACTTACGTGTTTTTCAAGAAGATTTCCTTGAATTCCAGTAATAGTTCCAAGATCATCAACAACTACAATATGAAGAGAATCATTTTTACTATTTCTGTCCAGTGAATATTTGTTTGTAGTTGGTTTTGGTGCAATTGATTTCCAATAAATTGTGCTGTTTGTTAATCCAAGAGTTTGATTTTCGTACCAGTCAGTAACAGTTGTTGGTGTGTATCCTGCTATTGCTGAAAGGCCTGTATTAATTCCAACACTATTGACAAAAAATAAAGAATCTGATGTGTCAAATGAATTGAATGGGGATCCTTCTGCATAATAAATTGAAGTTTCTGTGTTACCAGATGAAACTCTAGAAACAATTTTTACATCAATTGTGCTTGAACCAGTATTTGAAGTTGATACACCTGTAATAATGCCTTTTAAATATCCTGTAAACGTGGATGTGGATCCACTTCCTGCAAGTGTTCCTGAAACAGAAGCAGTAACTCCCAACCCAATTGCGGCACCAGCAGTTGCTAAGTTTGTTGTATTAATACCAATGGTTTGATCTGCAAAATCATCAATAAAACAAACTTTAAGATTATTTGCCCAGGTTCCCGGATTTTTTGCTGCAAAAGTAAAGTTATTATCTTCAGTATGATTATTAATGTAATCATCATAATTATCAATGTCTAATGCGGTTGTATATGCTGCACCAACCCCAGCATTTGCATTATTTAAAGTAGTTCCTCCAGTTCTAACAACTTTAAGAATTCCACCATACGAAAGATATGATGCTGCACTCATCCAATACTCATATTGAGAATCTGAAGAAATTGGTTTGCCAAAAACATTAAGAAGATCTTGTTCCGTAGTAATGTCAATCGGATAATCTACTGGTCCAATTGGAAAGGGTCCTGCAATTGCGCCAATATTATCAAGCACATTATCTGCTCTTCCTACCGTTAAATCAACCTCTCTGACGAGTACGCCTGGAGATAATTGAGGAGTT